AGTATTGGGATTTGATGAACTCTGCGAAGTCTGTGTTCCCGAAGACGGGTTCCCAAAATTCCTTTGTGAGGGTTTCGCTTTGTCGAACCTTTTTCTCGTCACCAGCAATACTATACCAACCATTACTAGGCTTAACAACATACCCACCAGCAAGAGCAACATCCAGAAGACCACTAAACTGTTGGACACCACCTTCCCAAGAAACTGAAATAGGGATTTTACTTTTCTCTTTAACATATCTAGATTTTTCTACATTAATAATAAAGTGATAACCTTTGATTTCTGTGCCTTGTTTGTCTTGTTGACGACCCAGAATCCAAATGTTGTCAGCACTGTAGTATATACCAGTTCCGCCACCGACGATATCTTTCGGGAAGAGACCAATCTCTTTGTATGTGTGGTTGACGGCAAGCATTGGAATGTTTTTCATTGTCAGATAGGGAGTTACCATTCTGAACAGACCTTTTAATGCTTTAGCACGAGACATATCTGCAACCGACTTCTCATTCAATGCATCTTCAAGTTCTTTCTTGGATGCAAGATTACCAATCGAGTCAATAACAATAATAACGTTATCGTCTCGGTCAAGTTCTTCAAGTTGACCAATAATGTCAAACTTGAGTTCCTCAACATTCGCAATCGGTGTGTGCAGAACTCTGCTGGTGTCAATCCCGAACTGCTCGAAGTAAGATTGTGGCGAACCAAACTCACTATCATAAAAAAGCAGAACAGCATCTTTTTTCTCTTTAAGATAAGCACCTGCCATCAGCAGGGCAAAAGAGGTTTTAAAGTGCTTACTGGGACCGGCTAGAACGGTCAATCCTGGCGTTACACCACCGTCTATGGAACCCGATAGAGCAACGTTGACCATTGGAACGTTTGTGGGTACCATATCTTTTTCAGTGAAGAACTTACTCTCCGACAGTATCTCCGTCGTCTTGATTTTCGAGTTCTTCTGTAATTTGTTCATAACTGACATTTTGTGCCTTCTCTCTATCATCTAATTCATATTGTGAGCGATACTCATTGTTTATTGTAATACATTCTGCAAGCAAAGTCAAGTCATTATCATACTTGGTGAATGCCAAAGTATCTTTGGGGAAACATGCGCCGCCATAGCCTTGCTTGCCATCAAAGCCTGGAACAGTCATGTGACTAGGTCCGATACGAGCATCGTTAGACACGACACGAGAAATCGAATGCCAGTTGACACCATTCTTCTTACATGAATCGTAGATTTGATTGAAGAAAGTTACTCTCATAGCAAGATAACTGTTAATAGTGTATTTGATGTAAGATGCTTCCATAGGAGACACAACAGCAAATGATGTTGACAAACAGTTTGAGAAAAGACCATAGAATTCAGTCAAAGGCTTATCAGCACCTGGAACACAGCCGATTACATGGAATGGAGCATTCACAAAGTCACGCTTTGCGTTGGCTTCTGTCAGAAACTCTGGGTTGTAAAGTAGACGATGAATGTCTTCTTTAAACAGTGAGTTATACAGTCTGTCAATGATGTCAGGCGTAACTGTTGATTTGATAACAACCATTGCCTTCGTATGCTCAAGTAGTTTAAGAACTGCGTCTTCTACAATTGATGCATCAACAAAGCCGCTTTCGCTCATTGGTGTTGGCGCACAGATGAATACAAGCTGTGGCTCCCAATCAATCAAATCGTCAACTGTTGTGTCATGCTTCGGGTCAACATAGAACTTTGTAAGACCTTCATGTGTGAAAGCAAAGTCAACTGCTTGACCAACAAAGCCATGTCCAACAATGCCAAGACGAAGACGACCTGCTTCTTCATCATCTGGTTCATATTTTTTACTTTTAGTTTTCGCCATTTTAGTTTACTCCATAGTAACGTTTATACCACTGAACAAAGGCTTGAACACCTTGCTCAATGTTCACTTTGGGTTCATAACCCAAGGCTTCTAGTTTCTTAGTAGAAGCCCAAGTCTCTTGTGTGTCTGCGGGATGTGGTGGTGCTAATTTAACTTTAGCATCAACACCCAACTCTTTACTTATGCAATCAATAAAGTGCATCAGTTCTACTTGCTTACCACGACCAATATTGAAGATTTCGTTGTTGTCAATATTCTTGTGTTCAAACAGAACAGTCTTGATACCAGCAATGATGTCACCAACATATGTGAAGTCACGCTTCATGTCACCATAGTTGTATGCTTCAATCTCTTTACCAGCAAGAATATTCTTCGTGAAGTCAAACAGAGCCATATCAGGACGACCCCATGGACCATAGACTGTAAAGAAGCGCAAGCCAATATTGTTCAGACCAGACGAGATGAACTGTGATTCATTCACACGCTTTGTCCAGCCATATGCGTTCAACTGATGACCATGAACGTTTGGCTCGGTCCACGGCAGTGGATATGTGCCAGCATAGACGCATGATGTAGACGCATAGATGACTTGCTTTGTATCATACATCTTACAGATGTCAATCACATTCTGTGTTGCATCAATATTGTCTGCGTGATACAGGCGTTCTTTACCATACGAGTCACGAACACCTGCTCGTGCGCCAAGATGAATAACTACATCTGGACGAAACATCTGAAACACTTCGTCAAGTTTGTCAAAGTCTTTCATGTCTACATTGAGAACTGGATGACGAAACGCTGTGATGCGGTCATACTTCAGTTGAGGGTCATAAAGGTTATTATTATAGTTATCAATACCGATAACATTGAATCCGTCTTCAATCAAGTCTGCCATCAGATGTGTGCCGATGAAACCCGCACCACCCGTGACTAATATCTTTGCTGTATTATCCATTTCTGTAAATATACTCCAATGCTCTATCTGCTTCTTTGTCCAATGGTCTATTATTATACCACATTCCTGTGTCATTGTCAAGTTCTTTACACAGGGTTGCTATCTGAGTCGCCGTTATCGGATAGCCTTTTGCTACTGCGTTGCCCGCAATCGCAATCATAATCTGATACATCTTGTGATACCAACCAGTGTTAGTAATCGCTTTGTATTCAAGTTCAAGTCTGCGTGGCATGAACGGGCAGTCACGATAACTTGTCCAGTTGTAATCAGTATTATCTAGGGAATTTTTACGATGCTCCATCACTGCTTTCTGAAGTGCAGGAGGTAGTCTGTCCATGAAAGAGTTACCCTGCTTCTCTACATATGCGTGTTTGTTCATCAGCATATCAGGGTCGATGTGTGTGCCTTCATTCGTAAAGATGAAGTTGTATGCATTTGGATACTGCGCTGGCACATAATACATACGAGACAAGTCTTTTGTCTGCTTGTCGCCCAGACCTTCGAACTCTTCGTTCATCGCAAACCAGAAGTGAGGCAACTGTTTACTGTCAACATTACGAGTCAATGGAAACACAAGACGAAACTTAGGTTGCTCAATAGTTGATGATGCAGTAGAGTAGCAAACATAGTGATGCTCACCAAACTTCTCGTAGAGTGTCTGCTCTAGAACAGCAGAATCCACTGCGTAATCATCAACATCAAGACAAGCCCAACCAGACCAGTAATCAACATTCTTGTTAGACCGGGTAGTATCATCATGATAGCGAGCGGGGCTAATAAGAGGAGAAGAATCTGTTCCACCTTTTTGTCCTTTCTGTTCTGACAATCCATACAACAAAGTCTCGAAGTCGTCCCAAGAGTCAAACTCTTGGAAGCGATGAGTCTTGTTGTCAAATGTATTTTTGAACAATGTTAATGCATATCTCATTGTCTTAATATATCACACTTTGCAATATAAAGCAAGTTCTAATTTCGATATTGTGTGTTTTTCTGTGCCATCTTCAAGTATCTCATACATATCACACTCATACGGCCATGTTTTTACCAACTTCAACTTACCATGGTCTTTAATTGCTTTTACAACATCTGGCGTTTCGTGATTGTCAAACATAACCCACTCTGCTTTAAGAATGTCAACAGCAAGTGTTATGTCAAGAATAACATTACCATATAGATGTTGACCATCAATGAAAACAAACGGAAAACGTTTGTGAGTTTTAGTGTGACCCTTTTTTCTAGCATCACTCCCGTTTAATATAAACAGTTCTTTCCAAACTTGAGGAGACTCATAAGGAAACATATCTTTCACATTGGCATACTTGCTCTTTACAATTGGAGCAAATTGCATAAACTTTGTGTGCGCTGGACCACATGAATAAATCTCACAGTCAGGTAATGTCTGCGCCCAGTAACTTGTCGAGTGACCTTTATAGAATCCAATCTCAAGCATCTTTCGAGGATTCACATTATTCTTCACATAATGAAATGCGTCATAGACTGGTTGAGTTGGAGGAATCCATCCCCAAGTCTTGCCTCTGTAGTGCTTATCGTTTTCGAGGTGGTCTATATCATACATCATGAGAAAAACATATCCAGTTGCGCTCTCGGTTCTGCGCTCCAGCCAACAGCATCGAGAATGGGTTCAAGGGGTCCAACAAATGTCTTTTCGAACATCTTAGAGTAATCGACATACTTGTTGAGATTTAATTCTTTGGGCAAGGTCACAGGATAAGCAACGACATTTTCGTTGATAGGATTAGGTGTCTTGAGATATACAAACTTCACTTTCTCACCATTCTTAATTGTCTCATAACGTAGCCCTTTGTCTTTTATATAGTGATTATATAATAATGCGCCGCGCACATGAATAGGTGTTCCCTTCTTGTAGATTGACATTCTGTCAGACCACTTGTCAACTTCGCTCACACCACGAGGAAATGAGATTTGTTCAGCGGGCAGTTTTACAAACTCAGACTTGAAGTTTGAGATGAACTTCTGTGTCTCTGTCTCAGAACCCTTGACAAGAATAGCAAACATCTCTTTCATACGCTCACGCACAATCTGCGGTGTTGACGATTTGATTGCCTCGATGCCCATCATCTTGAGTTTGGGTTCTGCGTATTGAACACCCTCAGAGTTGTGAACATTGAGAATGTAACGCTTCTTAGCGACCCAGATACCTCTGTCAGCAATTACTTCACGACCCATCTCCATACGATTAGAGTATGCTTGAGTGTAAGACGCCATGTCTTCAAAAGACTTTGTTAGAACCTTCTCAAAGTGTTCACGACAAATCTTATCAAGAAACTTCACAGGGTCTTTAGGCTTAAACTTATCGACAAGGCTCGACATGTTGAGATATACAGAGTCCGTGTCGATAGCAATCACATAGTCTTTGTCAGGTGTTTCTAATAGAGTATTCATCTCAGTGTTGACAGCACGTTCTGCCCACTTGATGGCTAACTGACCAGCCAGTGTAATGCTCTCAGCAACTCGTTGGTCAAAGTAACGGAACCAACGATTGCCTAGCGCACCATACAGACTGTTCATCAAAATCTTAATCGCCATCTGCTGATTGTCTAGAGTGGCAATCTTGTTTGACAATGCTTTTGTTGGTGTCTGCTCATACTCTTGCTGTGCGTCAAGCATTTCTTTTTTGATGACACGGCGTTCAGAATAATACTGACGAATGACACTGGGAATAATACCTTCTTTTTGCTTGCTGAACTTTACGCCCGATGGTGCAAGTGCAAAGCCAGCAGGAATATCTGTTTGCTTGCGTAGCATCTGCTCGACACTCGTGTTAGTCAGACCAGACAATACAGTCTCGGGCGACATGTTGTATTGCACAATGATGTTTGGATACAGAGAGTTCAAGTCAAATGATGTGACCCAGTCATGTGAACCGACATGCGGTTCTTTTACATAGCCACCTTCATAGTTACTCTTTGCTTTCTCAATCTTCTGTGGCACAGCAATCTTCTGCGAATACAGAATACGATGAATGATACTATCCCAGATGTTTGTTGTGCCTAGCACATCTTCATAGTTCACACCACCTTTGTATGCAAGAGTGAATGCGAGTGATATCAGACCAAGTTTCTCTTCGAGCATGTCAACGAGTTCAACATCTCGGATGTTATACTCCATGAACTTCTGATGGTCTTCTTTATAGAGTGTATGCAGATTACCGAAGTCTTCGTATGACAACTTACGCTCACCCAGCACCACATTAGCAATGTGGTCAAGACGATACGACTCTTGCTGACCCAGAGTGTTCAGCGTAAACTTACGAAACAAGTCATAGTAATCAAGTTGAGCGATACCGCACAAGTCATATGCTTTTACTTCACGCATACCAAACTTGTTTGCTTGTATAGTTCTTTGACGAACTTCACCCCACGGCGAGAACCTCAGCACAGATTCCTCACCAAGAACTTTTCTTGTTCTATTAACAAGATAGGGAATATCAAACTGCTTAGTATTCCAGCCAGTCACAACATCAGGCGAGCCATGTGTTGACCAGTATTCAAGAAACTTGTTTATTAGGTCAAGTTCATTGTCACAGTGTTGGTAGATAACATTATCAGGTGGAGTGAACTTGTCACAGCCCCATGCACGAAAGAACTCTTCTTTACTGTTCTTGGTCGTGATAGCGGTGATAGGATGATTAGCATACTCAGGCTCAGGAAAGCCTTCGTCGGATGCGACCTCGATGTCGATAGTCGTTACAGCAATCTTAGACGGGTCAAACTTGATGTCGCCTGTCCACTTCTGTGTAATAAACTGTGAGACATAGTTCGTCATGCCATAGACATCAAAGCCTGAGACATGTTCGTATCGTTTTACGAAGTCTGTCGCATCTCGCATTGAGTCCATGGTAACAGGCTCTACAGAAACACCATCGAGTGTGCGCCAAGTGCCTTTTTCTGAATTCACATAAAGGGTGGGTTTAAATGGAAACTTCTTCTGAATACGTTTCGTGCCTGTATAGCCACGACACTGAAGAAAGTTACCGCTACGTTCTATTGATGTATAAAAGTCCATTATGTTAATATATCACACTTCTCAAGATATGTCAATGATGAAATAAAAAGAGGGCGGTGAACCGAGTTGACCGCCCTCAAGCTAATTAGACTAACGCTGAAACAACGATAGCCATCTCAGCAAACGCCACGGCAATGATGCCGTTTAGAAGGTTGATGTGTGTCATTTTATTTTCCTCGTGATTAATTGATTTTAATGCTACGAGGCTGCTTCTCTTTTGGGATTTCTAACTTCAAATTTACTGCAAGAATACCGTCCGTAAGAGACGCTCCAGTTACTTCGACATACTCAGAGAGACGGAATTGACGTTTAAAGTTTCTTGTGGAAATACCACGATGAATAACTTCTCGTCCTTTACTCTCATACTCACCTGTGATAGTGAGAGAACGTTCCTTCTGTTCTACATGAATATGGTCTTGAGTGAACCCTGCAACAGCAACTTCGATAGTGAACTCATCGTCCGACTCTTTAATAATGTTATGAGGCGGATAGTGGTCATTCGCATGTTTAGTCGCATATTCTAGTTCGTTAAACAAGTGGTCAAAACCAATGAATGCGGATTTAGGGAATAGTTGTTTACCTACTTTTAGATTAGTCATGTCTGTTATCTCCTATTTAATTAGCAAGACATATAAGAAGACCCGTTATCGGCATCTTCATTACTATATATAAGAACTCACCGTTCAAATGTCAAGTGGTTCAGTTAAATAAATGTTGCGGGGTCACAATCAGAGTCACTCTCAAAACCAAATGAGAATGTGACCCGTGCAGTCTTAGGCTCAATTTGATGCCAAGTTCCTCGAGGAATCCAAACAGCATCTCCAGGCTTCATCATTCTAACATCGTCTCTGTTCGAAGGCTCTTCTGTATAACCTATCGTAATCTTGACTTCGCTGATAACCTGAACAAGAAAAACATCCATTTTATCTGCATGACGAGGATACGAATCCGAGTTCTGACCAAAACCAACAAACGCAATGTTAGTAATATTAGGTTGCCCTTTGTCATATTCAAGTTTTTTAGGAGCAGGCAATACAAAGAAGTCATTCATATCTTGCTGAATTTCTTTCGCAAATCGTGGAGCAGAAGGTCTGGAATGACATGAGTTGAGACCAACTCTCTGCTTATCACGATTCCAAGCATATAACTCTGGTGGATGAGTATCAATAAGACGCATCATCTTGTTCCAATCATAAGACTGTGTATCTGCTTTTGTCCACCAGTGACGCTTATTACGAATGTCTTCAATATGGTCTTCGAAGTTAATCATTTATTTCCGATGTTATACTTGGGACAAAGTTCCCACTCGTCTTTCTCTTTATATCCGATAATCTTAATCTGACGCAAAGGAGCGCAATCTTGAGCAACGTCTTTGTTTTGAATATCAACAAGACCCCAATCAGACAGAAGTGTAGCAATTGTATTGCGGCGTTCTACGTCTGACTGTTCTAGATTTGATTTTTTACCGTCAAGCATAAACAACTCTTTGAAGTGAACGATGTAATATCGTCCTTGCTTGTGCAGAATATGACAAGACTGATAGAGTTTCTTATCTTTACGAGATGCGACACCGATGCGTGTCAGAGTTTCACGAACTTTAAGGAAGTCATCAGGTTCGGCTAGAGATATCTCTAGCATGTTCACTGGACTCCATGCGACTAAATTATTTTCTTCCACCTTTATATACCTTCTTCTTTATTGTTGCTATTTGAGAAGGGGAAAGGAGTGACATGACCTGTCGTGCTTTTTCATTACTATAGCCATAATACTCTTTCACCAATTCAATATCATTCTCTACTTCAGGTTTTAACCATTTAGAAAAGCGTTTGCGCTTTCTAACTATATTTATAAGAAATTGATATTGTAAGCGATTGTCAAGATGATGATGAAGATTCATCTCATTTGCGAGAACCACAGTGTCGGAGAAGTATGACAGACTGCGATTTACCATAAACGAGTTGTAGGTCTTTTCTTCAAGCATCACATCTTTCTTAGAGTAGTTGATGGATGTTACATAATCAAACGGGTTCATTTAAATCTCCAATTGTTCTAGTAGTATATCACACTTTTCTAGAAACGTCAATCCTTCTTTTTTTCTATATGTGTGTCCGTATACAACTCTTGATATACCGGACTGATAGATAAGTTTTGCACAGTCGAGACAGGGAGCGCATGTTGTGTAGAGTGTTGCACCCTCCGCCGATTCTGACGACTTCGCAACTTTTGCGATTGCATTCGTCTCCGCATGAAGCACCTCTGGTTTTGTTTTAGGCATGTTTCCGTATTCGTCAGTGGTCTCACATTTGTTTGACCATCCACTTGGCATTCCATTATAGCCAATAGAAATAATACGATTGTCTTTTACAAGGACACAGCCGACTTGCGCTCTTTTTGCTGATGAGAGAAGTGCGTAGTTCTCAGCCGTCTTCATGTGGGCTTTATCCCACTTATTCAAAGTTGAATTCCGTTTGCTTCGGTACCCACTCATTGTTGATACGAATGAATCCTTCTGGTTGTGAAATATTGGGTTCGGTATACTTATCACTGAAGACAACAAATTCTCCAGTCTTTTTATCCACTCGATTGCCATACTCGTCTAACTCCCATGATGTGGTGTCGTCTTTATTGATATATTTCATGTTACCCCCAATGTCTGATTACGCCTGCAATAATAAAGAAGCAAGTCAACCAATTGACTAACTGAAGCACTATCTTTATATATAATCCTCGCTTCGCTTGGCGCATGGTCAGAACAGGAACTTTTGGTTCATCTTCGTCTGTGCGACCAATATAATAGTCAAGTGACCTAGCGAGTATCTTTTCCCAAGTTCTGTATTCCATTAATCTAATGTGCCTTCGTCTCTCATTTTTGTTCTAATTTTTGTTGCACTTATACTATGTATTGTAGCACCTAAATCATGTTCTGTCAATGTATATCCTACATTACGTCCGTAACTAATGTCTACAATATTTGGAACTTTCATAATAGTGTATTCTTTGTTATATGTGTAACCGTGTTTATTTAATTTATCAATAATATTGTCTGCTACTTGTGCATGTGTAAATGGGTTATCGTCTATACCAAACACATCTCTTATTTGAATACAAACTTGTCCAGTTTTTTCCATTGCACGTTTGAATAATTCAGTGTGTCCATCATGCCATGGTTGCCATCTACCAAGCATTTGTATAGTAGGCTTTTGCCAATTAAAGTCCATCGTATTGTTTCCCCATAAATCTATTTACTACAGGCAACAATGTTTCAGGTGTATTATCAAACCATTTACTAACATGGTAGTCTACATTGTCTGGCGTTTCAAACAAATCGTTTGTGTCTTCAAAACGGCTGCGAGAAATAGTATCCATCCATACTGTGTAGTCAGGATTAAACTGTAATCGTGCTTCTGAAGTTGGGCACACAAAATCAGCGACTGCAATTTTGCCTGCCATAACAACACCGTCTGCTAGATGTTTCATACGCTGTGCTTGTCTCATACGTCCTTCTATGCTGAAGTCCCAATCGTCGTAACGATTGCGTATCTCGTCAGCATTAATGTGTATCCCGCCTACTAATTCGGCAAATGGTTTAGCCAGTGTAGTTTTGCCACTGCCAGGCAATCCAAAGATTAATATTTTCATAAGTTTGATTCCTTTGCTACTTCCTACGTTTAGGAATCTCTTGAACATCACCGAAATAAATGAACACTCCAATAAGAATGAGCGTTCCGATATAAACTATCCACATTACACATACTCCACTTGAGCCATACATTCAGTCAGACATGCAACCAGATTGAGTTCGTGGTCTGCAACAAACGCATTCTTGTATTGATAATCAGCAATAATGAGAATGAGTTGCGGAATACTTTCAGGCTTCACATGAGCCTCTACACTATCGTAGATGCCTCGAAAGATAGACGCTGGCTCTAGGTCGATATTATTGACGACCCACTTACGCATACCTTTGAAGTCTTTGTCTCGTAGAAACTTATATAGGTCAGAGTATTTACTTTCATCTTCGATAAGCGCATCAGCATTGATAGTGCCACCGATTGATGCACGTTGTATCTCATTAAGCGCACGACGAAAATCAGGGAAGTGCTTCATAATAAGAGGAGCAAGAACCTTCTTGTTATACTCAATACCCTCACCAATAAGAATCTCTTTGGCTCGTGAGAAGAACTGTTGTCCAAGTATTGCTCGGTCTGTGTTTGTCTTCACATTGAACTCATACACACCACAACGAGAGTGCAGTGGCTCGATGATACGGTTCTTAAAGTTACATGTCAGAATGAACCGACAGTTCTTCGAGAACTCTTCAATGAAGCCACGCAATGCGGGCTGTGTAGATTGTGGATTGAGATAATCTGCCTCATCGAGGATGACAACTTTGTAGCCGCCAGATAGCGACACTGATGATGCAAACTGCTTAATCTTGCCACGCAATGTATCAATGTTACCTTCTTCAGAACCGTTGATAACAATGTAGTCTAGACCAAGTTCGTTACAAATAGCACGAGCCACTGTAGTCTTACCAAGACCAGCAGTGCCAGAGAAAATCATATTAGGAACTTCACCAGAGTCTACAATGTTCTGAAATACTTTCTTCAGGTCGTCTGGTAAAATTGTGTCTTTGATAGTTTGAGGTCGATACTTCTCAACGAAGAGGAATTCTTTTGACATGAGGTCTCCATAATAAAAAACAAGTATATCATATTATATACTGTAAGTCAATAAAAAAGTGGGGCGAGCGGAAAGGAGACGCTCACCCCACCCATAAGTCGGCGGAAAGGAAACGCTCAGACTTATTCTTCGATACTTTGTTCTGACTGATACTCTTCGCAGATTTGAACAATCTGAACAGCCTGGTCACGAAGTTGACCAATTGTCGATAGTTCTTCTCCTTTGAAGCCGCCGCGTTGAACGACAGTATCAATAACAGCCACAGTTGAACGAGCAACGCGATTGCCAAGTTCATAAATTGCGGTGTGGTCTTCTTCTTTTTCAGCTTTAGCCATAATATTATGCTCCGTAAGTTGATGATTTTTCTACAGCGATGAAATATTCAATAGTAGATTGTTTACCTTTAAAGTGTGAAATTAGTTTAGATGAAATTTCAACATCGTAGTCTTCGCTCACAACTTTAATATTGTTCACGTTCAGAATAAAGTTAAAGTCAACTCCTTCTGGATAGACACCCTCAACATCAATCGAGAATGTATTTGATGTCGCATCTTCACTATCAACAACAGAGATTTTTACAGCACCTTGAGTAGGTGTAATCGCAATCTCGTCATGACCAAGAGCAGACGCGGCTTTCTTCACTTTATCAAGTGTAGCACTATCTAGCGTAAATTTAACTTCAGCTTCAGGCATGTTGATAGCATTACCTGGCGATGTCAGCATCTCAGGATCCGAGAAGTGATACTTAACAGCAGAGCGACCAGTCTTGTCAGTAACAACAACATAATCTTTCTCGAACTTGAGACGAGGCTCATCGACAAGATTGATGACATTCAGAAACTCGTTCAAGTCATAGATGCCAAACTTCTGAGGGAATGCTTCATGTAATTCTGTTGTAGACAAGACGTTACGGGCGACTGAAATAGTCTTGAGAGTATTGCCTTCGTTGAACACAATGTTCGGGTTGATTGAGGCATAGTTCCTCAATACGTTGATTGTAGTATCTGTAAGTTGCATGATATAATCCTTTTCTAAACTTATAAATGTATGATAACACAATGTGCGGTTAAAGTCAAGCCTTTATTTTACTAAAGTTCTTTTCTTTTGTGAACTCAATCTTACGAGCAAAGGCTACATCTTCGAGTTCAGACTTATGCGAGATAATAAAGACATTAGTGTCTTCGGCGACACTTGAGATAATCTTCATCAGGTTCTCAATACCTTCTTCATCGAGTGACGAGTCAAATGTCTCGTCAAGTATAAGAAGATTGGTAGCAACACTATTCTTCATCTTAGCAATCTGACGCCAAGTGAATAGTAATGACAAGTCAATGCGTTGCTTCTCACCCTCAGAGAATGAGTCGTATGAGAATGCATCACGATGGCGTGAGCGAATAGTCTCACTGAAACTTTCGTCGAGATTGAAGTGGACAAAGAAGTCCAGAATCTGTAGATACTCATTAGTCAGTTTGTTGATGACTGGAAGATACTGCTTGATAATCTTAGTCTTAATACCAGTATCTTTGAGTAGTTCACTCTTGACGACATTATAATTGTTCTGCTCAGTTAGCCTATACTTCTCGTCTTGCAGTCCCTCTTTCTCTACACGGAGTGTTTCCAGTTCAGTATTCGCTTCACTGAGGTCACCTCTCTGTTCAGACAATACAGTGAGTTCAGCGTTAATGACATCCATGGTTCTGTTAATTGACCCAATCTCTTGAGTGTTAGCATTGACCTTTGATTGCCACTCCCGTATACTTTCCATCTTTGTCTGCAACTCTTCTTGTTGCGTGATTAGAGTTTCTCTTTGCATTTTGCCCATCTCAAGGGCTGTCTTGATTGTACCTGCTTTAGTCTTACACGATTCGAGATGATAGTTCTTCGTTGTCTCATCAATGTCTTGTTCACACGTTGGACACGTATCGTTCTCTTCGAAAAACTTCGCCTGCTTGACAACTTCTTTTTGTTGCGTTTTGAACTGCGCCATGTATTTGTCAATGGAGGTAATATCTGAAGATACCTTAGTTGCTCCCTCGTTGATACTTGGGGATTTCTCAGTGATTTCATTTGTCAGTTCCTCATTCTTCTCGTTCAAGATACGAATGTCTTCCTGCAAAGATTTGATAGTGTCGAGTTTTTCTTTTTTCGCTTGTGCGGTTATTGAACTCAGGTCTCGGAGATACTTCTTCTGTGCATTGATTTTGGTTTCAACCATACTCAACTGATGACCGTTATCACTCATCTTGTCTTTGAGTATAGACATTCGCTCTTTCAACAGTCCATTCATTTTACTGAACATGTTGATGTCAAGTAGGTCTTCAATCACTTCACGCCTTGCTTGAGAGGAGAGTTGCATGAATGGCACGAAGGATGAAGACCCCAAGACCACAATCTGATGAAAAGATTTGTGGTTCAACTTAACGATGTTTTTCTCAAGCGTAGACTGATAATCTTTTGCATGAGAGTCTTGGTTCATAAGATTGCCGTCAATCCAGATTTCAAACTTATTAGGTTTGATACCACGGATAACTTTATACTTTTTTGAACCGATACGAAACTCAACCTCTACCAAGGTACCCTTACCATTGATAGTATTCACCAGTTGAGTCTTCGATATCTTACGGTGCGGTTTACCAAATAGACCAAAGGAGAGAGCGTCTAACATGGTAGATTTACCCGCACCGTTACTGCCGACAATCAGAGTTGTCGGAGTTTCTTCAAAACTAATCTCGGTAAAGTTATTACCTGTCGATAAGAAGTTTTTAAATCTAAGTTTTTCGAAATAAATCATGTAGTCATTATATCAAATATAAACGGTGAAGTCAAGCAGTTTCTTCGTCCTCTACTGCTCCACACCAATCACACTCAACACCTTTCTCAAATCCAATCTTGCCGCCATGCACTGGACATACATGCTCCCAGAAACCTTCCTTGGGCGCAAAGCCATCATCAAATCCTAATCCCATTATACAATCTCCATCGTTTGCGCTTCTATCATCAACTCAGAGACCTCATGCTTGATGCGGTCTTTATCTAAGTCTGTATTCACTGCATCTATATAGTTATACACGATTGTCTCTGTATCGTCAAGTGAAATCTGTTCATCACCGACATTCTCTCCAATAAACTCTTTGAAGTCTTCTGCAATCTTGAGTTCGTGTATTCTCTGTGCTTGCACACGGTCGATGAAACGCTCGAACTCGTAGTGGTCACCCTTGTTGTTCACAATTACTTTGACGAACTTATTATCAAGATAAGATAAGTCTTGGAACTTATTCATGTTATCATGGTCGTAATAAATCTTCTCGTAAATAGTGATTGGATTTCTAACTGCTGTAATCTCACGAGTCTCAGTATCTAGCACATGAAAATATTTTGGGTCATTACAATCGTTCCAAAAGAACTCCATCTGACTACCAAGATAATGAACATTGCCCATATGAGACTTAGCATGAAAATGACCAGATAATACCATCTCGAAACGAGAGAACAAGTCAGGAGACATTCCATCATGACAAGGCATACCACGTTGCATTTCAAAGCCAGCGAGTTCAAGGTGAGCGCCAATGACATCGACCTTACAGTTGTTAATAAACTCTAAGGACTCTTTCTCGTTCTCGTCATTAATCCACGGGACAAGACCCATCTTCATGCCATCGTAGTCAACAACTCTTGGTTCAAGAATAAGGTTGACCTCATTCATATAGTGACCCTGCAACTCTTTCAGTGCATTGAGTTCGTTGGTGTTCTTGTAGTATACATCATGATTACCAGGAATAATATCCATGGTAATACCATGCTTACGCATAGGCTCAAGAAAGATTTTACGATTGTGATGTAGTGACTTGAAGTTGATTGTCTTACGATTGTCGTAATAATCACCCAAGTGCAGAATGTGTTTGATGTCATTCTCTAACAGATATGGAAAGAACACCTCAGAGTAGAAGCGTTCTTGGTAGTCCATAAAGATGTCAGAAGAATTGCGGATACCACAATGGGTATCGTTTAAAATGGCAACTAGCATTAGACGTTATCCGGAGTCTTTGCTCTACGCATGGCTTCTGCCATAGTAAGTTTTGACGGACTATTATTCTGTAGTTTGATTGCCTTCTTACGCAATTTACGAATTTGAGTTTGTTTTGCTTTGTCCATTAGTAATCCAGTCTCCTCGCCTCAATGATACTTCGGCTATCTTCTATCCATGCTTGAATTGTTTTATTATCTTTATAGAACTCACGCTTCTCAGGTGTATCATAATTGTCTACGACCCATTGTGCTTGTTCTACAGTTTTTCCATGATATGATAAATTTTTCATTCTTTTATTATACCACAATTCCAGTAAAAAGTCAAGAGATAAAATCACTCAAGTCAGAGTCAACATTGACTGCTCGACGTTTGCGTTCTTTCTTGACAACCTCTTTCCAGAAGGAGTCTTTCTCTTTGACTTCATCAATCTTAGAGCGAAGCGAGTCAACAAAGGCTGCCGCGACATTTGCAGACTGTGCATCGCCGAGTTCATTATCAAGAAAGTTCTCAATGCCTGACTGCTCAATATATCTCATCTTAATATCTTGTTGCTTCTTCTCACGCTCGATGCGGCGTAGAAATGCATACCACGAAATCTGTGTGAAGTATGCAAACGCATTTGGTTTCCCTGTGCGTGTCGCCGCTTCGATATCATAGTTCTCTACAGCTTTCAGACAGTTCTCAACAGCATCCATTACCATCTCGTCACGATACGAATAGCGCACGAAATTAGACTTGTGGGAGAGTCCTTCACAAATCTTAAGGAAACACATAGCGATATAATCAGGCACTTTAGGCAACGGCTCCTGTGTCTTCTTGGCTTCATTCAATACTACTACATAGTCTACAATTGCTTGCGAGAACTGTGCATTATTTACATAGTGTGGTTTATCTTGTGGTTTTATTTTACTCATCACTAACTTTCATTTTGTTTCTCAGTTGACTGCTTGCAAACCGATGATGTCTACTATTATAATATATTTCAATGCCATTGTCAAGACAATACTGCTTTCCTGTATAATCTTTTTCACGATACTCGTCACCGATGATACGAACATTGAAGTCTAACAACTGCATCAAGTCTAGTAAATCTTCTTCTGTCTCGTATGGAATAATCTCATCGATATATTTACATCCGCTCAGTTGTATATATCGCTCTACTACCGACTGGAGTGGTGCGTTCTTTTCTGGTCTATCAATCTGCGGATTTGTTTGAAGAGCCGCAATGAGATAGTCACATTGCTTCTTGGCTTCTTCGAGCATTGCTACATGTCCTGCATGAAATAAATCGAATGCTGAACAGGTTAAACCTTTTTTTAAATTAGTGCTTGACATATTATGAAATCCATGATATAATTAAAGAGTTCTTTGAGGGCAGGTAGAATACTACTTTTTCTTTCCTTGAATACCATCGACATACAACCATGATTTAGGATTGAATGTCGTAGCATATTTAGTTTGAAAGTATCTGTCGTTCTTATCGTCAGTAACATTTCTGTCTGGAATTATTGCATCTACACTACCTGCAAATCCATATCTAATGTCACTTGTCTTGGCTGTATGCTTTGTGTATCCAGGAAACATGACAATCATACCTCGTTCGGGATATACACTGTAATTATCCATATCGTTGAACACTAAAGGGTCAACTGCATCCATATAATAGACAAATGAGAGAAAGTGCGGCCAGTGAGTGTGCGTTCTTGCATCGTGATTGTCGCCTAAAATTTTATAACCCCACATCTCAGTCATATAGAACTCATCACAATTATTAAAACCCAAAGCCCTTCTGTCATTCTGAACATATGTGCGAACATACTCTCTCGCCATCTCAAGTGCTTTGTCATGAATTGGCTTTGTTTCAGGAAAGTTCTTATACATTCTTTCGTGTGTTGTATATGCTGTAGAGTTGCCAACTGAATTTGCATATCTGTCAATGATTGCCATCAGATGTTCGTTATCAATATCATCCTCAGAGATATGGTCAATCATAACCAGTTCATCAAATTTAGATTCATGCCACATACTGAAGACTTCCTGCTAATACATATCTAGTGTTACTCGTAGCGACCTTTACTTGATGAAATACATTGCCTCGGAACATAAGCATGAGTCCTGGTTCAGGTTTTACCTCAAGGTCAAGATATGGGAAATAGATAGGGTCTGACGCATCCATATAATAAACGAAAGTCAGCATGTGCGGCCAATGATTATGAGGCACACCTTCAAAGCCATCTACAATCTTATAACCCCACAGTTTATGAACAGCAAGTTTACTACCTTCACGATTTGCATATGGCGGAACATTCTCAATCTTATTGACGACAGCATGACCAGAATCTTCCCAGTGCTTGAAGTAAGTCTCAAGCCACTTATGTCCCATCTCAACTGCGGCATCACAAACACTCTTGGTCGTAGATGCATGTGCTATGTGCAAGTCGTCATTTGTGATGTGATTGTTACCAAATTTAGGGTTCTTCTTCACATTACAAGAAATATTATCTAGAAGAACAATCAACGCATCATCGTCATAGAGATTGACATTCTCTTTTAAAATCAGTTCTTTTTCATTACAATTATAAAACATTATACAATAGACTTATCGTTTAGAAACTTCTTAGGAAAGAAATCGTTTTGATTAGACACTTTATGTCCTGTAGCAAAAGACTTATCGAAGTTCAATGAGCCTGAAACTAAGTATCTGTGTGTCGTAGGATTATCTGCCTCGTGATTTAAATGTCCGCGCCACAGATACATATCGCCTGCTTTTGGATATATGTAGTGGTCAAGTTCAGCAAAGTATAGTGGGTCACAATCGTCAAAGTAATATGCGAACACGAAGTCTGCCGGCCAATGTTCATGCTTTCCTAGACCTTCGCCTGGATAGATATGAAAGCCCCACATGCTTGTTAATTTTACTTGAAGAACATCAAGTGGCGTAAACTGCTTACAGTAGTTCTCTTGAGCCGCATAGAATTCTTTGCCCCATTGCTTAGTGAGTGCTTCTGCGGCTTCGACAATAGGTTGTGTCTGCTCGAAATTTTCGTGAAGTCTATCATGAGTCGCAATGCTCTGTTTGTCGGGATTTGGTTTATGTCCCCACTTATCGATAACCATAATCAAGAAATCGTCATTTGGACAATCTACTGTTGTATGAACAATACATTCAGGTCCTGCTGAATAATCAAGTATCAATGTATAGTCCTCTTGCCTGGGTCAAACTTTAGAATATTGTTATCTCCACTATCACCCTCCATTTGAGAGAGAACTTCTTTTTCTTCTTTAGAGGCTTGTTTCAGAAACTCTTGCATCTTCTCTGTCATCGTCTGTGTTTTTTCGCCAGTCGTTTCTTCGTGTTCTTTCATGCGCTCATCATATGATAAAGCCATTTCGTCAACTGCTTCCTTCCATTGCTTCACTAACGGCGGTGCTGGTTCAACAATACCTACAACGTGCTGACCATTTAGAATAACGAACTCATCAGGATTCTCGGCATAGACCAGCCATGGTCGAAATGCATAATAACGAACACCTGTTTCCATTTCACCCAAAGAGAGTCTCATTGGTTTTCGAATAACAAGTTCGAGTTCTTCTTCGTTATGCCATTGAACAATCTCGCAAACAATCTCTTCACCACTTGCCAGTTTAAACTGTCTTAATTCATATTGATTACTCACGACCTTTTCTCCAGTCTTGTTCTAGTTTCATCTTCTTGTATTTAGCGATGTGCTTAATGATTGGTTTATGGTCTTTCTTCTTAGGATTATTGTGAAAATACTTTCTAATCTCTGTGTCACGATTCTTACCATAGTCTGTAGCAAGTGGTACATGAATACGAAAGCATGTTTCTGTCTGCGCTCCTAAATCTGCTCGTTGTCTTAAAAATTCACCGCCCCATTCAATGACATCAATCATATCGTATTCGTCAGATGGATGTCTCCATAGAGTTCCATCGTTTAGATAATCTCTGTTTCTAAATCTTCGATTCATGCTGAACCAGAATTTAGTTCCTTTGTCGAGAAACATGTGTTGTATCTCTTCTTTGGTATAGAAGTAATATTCTGACTTGCCATATCTTTCTACTTCACGACCTGATGCGAGAGTGCCACCCATGTTTGATAAGTCAAACTTCTCGAAGTCATTGTTCTTTGCTGGATTGATATCAAGAGTTCCCATACCAACTCGCTGATGAATCCAGTTTTTATTTAGCCAGTCTGCTGTATCGTCTAGACTGTCCATACTTTCTTCTTCAAGACCTGTAATGAATGTTGACGAGCCACAATATGCTGTTGGTGCTTTCTCCATAAAGTATTCTTGCACTTCAAGTAACTTGTCTTTCACTTTATTGGGATGCATACCTTTACCAATAATCTTACCTGCTTTGTGATTGAATGTCTCTAGACCATAATGATGAGCAGTAAATCCCGCTTCAATCATGTGGTCCCAAGTTTCTTTGCCGTGTGTCACAAGCATGTCAAACCTTGCATAGCCGCCGAGAAATGGCTGGAACGGTAACTTTCGTGCTACCTTTGCTATCATTTCCATCTTCTCTGGTCGGTCGTTTACAGTGTCGTCAGACAGATAATAATTCTGAATGCCCCATCTCTCATAATTCTCCATCATCTCTGTGTGAAGCGAAGTCTCTTCACGAGTCGTATCTTCTTTCATACCAATCAATGGATACATACAGAACTTACATGTAAAGCGACAACCTCTCGATAGTTCAAGCACAAGATACTCATATGGTTGAATGTAGTCACGCTCTTCATACGAGATGTTTGCGTCTCTTTTAGGATAACACTTATGAGTATGAACTGCGTCTATCAGATAGCCTTCTTTACCATTCACATTTGTTACTTTGTGAATATGCTCAATCTCGTCAGAGTAACCAGTATGTTTATTCAGAATGGCTTCCATTGCAAATTCAGCATTGCCTAGAACCCAGTAGTCGCAATCAATATCTCGCAATGAGCGACCATACCATCCACCCGCGATATGAATTACATGAGGATGCTTGTCTCTGATATATTGAATTACTTTGTTGACATACTGAGGAACACCATCAGTCATTGAGAATACTACACTCCAGCCGCAGAAGACTGTATCTTTTGTTATTCGCGTATCGATGTAATCTATAATCTCATCCCAGTCGAACTCGGTCATATAATCTAGAACTTCACAATCCCAGTTCTTCTTTCGAAAATAAGTTGCAAGTTTGTGATTACCAGTTCCGCGGTGATATATCATAGAAGCCTGTTCTTCTAGAATATCACCTTGATAGGGATTACCTGTTGCTTGTGTATCCGAAAGGCCAAATGCGACATTACCTAGTTTGGGATAGAAACCACCAAAAAAGAGACCGTGTTTATTAGACATAGTTCTCTGGCGCCCACTCTTGACTTAGTTTAAACTCTTTATATTTTTTAATATGACTTACAACTGGTCGTGGATTTTTCTTTTTTGGATATCGCTGAAAATACTTCTTCATCTCAGTGTCACGTTTTTTACCCCAGTCTACCAAAAGTGGCATGTGCATACGGAAACAAGTCTCGCCTGTAATACCCATATCATCCCTGCTTCCGATAAACTGTTGAGTGAACTCAACGGCATCAATCATGTCATAGTCATCAGACGGATGCCTCCAGATTGTTCCATCTGTTAGATAGTCTCTGTTTCTAAACTTCTTGTTAAGATGGAAGAAATACTTTAGTTCGTCTGTGAAGAACATATGGTCAATATCATCTTTAGAATAGAACTTATAATTTGATTGACTATATCTTTCTACTTCACGACCACTCACAAGTTTACCTGACATATTAGATAAGTCAAACTTTTCAAAGTCGCTGTGACCACAGTGATTAATATCAAGAACGCCCATACCAATTCTTTGAACTGTCCAGTGTTTATTAACCCATTCTTGAGTCTCATGCAAACTTTCAATACTTTCTTTCTCTAGACCTGCAATGAATGTAGAACCGCCCGAATAAGCAGTTGGCGCCCGCTTCGTAAAGTATTCTTCAATCTCTAGCATTCCATCTTTGACTTTATCGGGATGCATACCTTTACCGATAATCTTGCCAGCATCATGATTAAATGTCTCGATACCATAGTGATGTGCTGTGAAGCCAGCTTCAATCATATGGTCCCAGATTTCATACTTACCATACGGACCAAACTCACGACCATGATTGATTATCAAATCAAGTCTAGCGTAACCACCAAGAAATGGTTGAAACGGAAGTTTTCTTGCGACTTCGCCAAGCATCACCATCTTCTCTGGTCGGTCGTTTACTGTATCATCAGATAGATAATAATTTTCTACGCCCCATCTCTGGTAGTTCTCCATCATTTCATTATAGAGTGATACCGGGTCTCGGGTCGTATCTTCTTTCATGCCAATAAGTGGATACATGCAATACTTACACGCAAATCTACAGCCGCGTGATAGTTCCATTGACAGACATTCGTATGGCTGAATACCATCACGTTCTTCGTAAGATATGTTCGCATCAGGTTTTGGAAAGCACTGGTGACATTTACTATGAACTGCATCGATGACATAACCCTTTTTGCCATTGATGTTTGTTACAGGATGAAGATGTTCAATCTCATCTGCATAGCCTGTGTGCTTCTTCAGAATGGCTTCGATTGCAAATTCACCATTACCCATAATCCAGTAATCGCAATCAATGTCCTGTAATGCTCTACCATACCATCCACCTGCAATATGAATTACATGAGGATAATGCTCACGAATATAAGCGATAATTCTATTGACATGACTAGCAGAAGTCCCTGCGAGAGTAAACACAACACTCCAACCACAGAAGACTGTATCTTCGGTGATGCGTGAGTCAATATACTCTGCAATTTCATCCCAGTCAAATTCTGTCGTATAATCAAGACACTCAATGTCCCAATTACTCTTACGAAGATATGTTGCAATTTTATGATTACCAAACGAGCGAAAGAGTGCCATCGAAGCAATCTCTTCGAAGTAATCACTCTTGTATGCGTTACCTGTTCCGTTTGTTTCGTATCCTGGAACCCCAAACATTACATTACCAAGTCTAGGGTAGAATCCTCCGAACATAAGTCCGTGCTTCATTTTAGATTAACCTGATGTATCTTGTAAGGAAACTGTTCTTTAGTATATATCTTAATTCTTTCTGCACTGTGACGTAGAGTAAAGTTCTTATGCGACTTGATATGTAAGTCGTCTGCAATGTCATAGAGTTGTGTTGTCGAGCCATCATCGCTCTGACGTAGACCACGACCTATTGATTGCAGGACTTTAACCTGAGACTTAGAAGGACTAGCAAAGACAATGTTATGCAGATTCCTAATGTTGATGCCTGTGCTAAAAGTGCCAAGTGATGCGACGATGATAGCATTCTTTTGTTTCTCCACGATTCCACGAATCTGTTCTCTGTCAGATGCATCGACTTCACCCGACACATAGTATACGGGTCTGTCGCCTGCTCTGTCTTTAATCATATCATATAATGGTTTGCCATGCTTCTCCACAAACTGAAATAATACCAGACTGTTCCCAGTTTGGTCAAGAGCAAGGTTTGTGATGAGGCGATTGCGCTTCTCATTTGTGACAATGTAATCTATCTCTTCTTGATATGTTGCGTCTTTCAATTTATGACAGACATCGTTATGATATCGTAATAGTAAGACAGAGATATTTAGTTTTGCAAGTGTTCCTTTCTCTTGCAAATCTCGTGTCATAGTGACGCGCTTTGTAGGTCCAAATAGTCCCTCAAGCACAAGTTTGTTTGTCTCTGTGCCATCAAGTGTGCCTGTCGTTCCAAAGCGATACTCAGCGTTGACGCATTTGTTCATAATACCAGACAACGACTTTGCTTTGAAGAGATGCACTTCATCTCCAAACACACAGCCGATATTCTCAAACCACTCTTTGGGAAACTTATAGATTGACTGCCATGTCGAGATGATAATCTGTTTGTCTGTCGTCTTATCTTTACCAGAGTAAATCTTATGACACTCAGCCTCTACGTCAAAGCCGTAGTCTGCAAAGTCTTTATACATCTGTTCGACTAGACTTGTAGTAGGAACAACAATGAGTATCTGTTTATCATAGTTGTCCATATACCAACGAAGTAGATTGTAGATGATAAACGATTTACCTGAACCTGTAGGTGACAACAACACAGCACGTTTGTTCTCAATGCCGTGAGTCACAGCATCATACTGATAGTCACGCAACTCATATGGCATCTTCAGGTCGCTTTGAAACTTGACGAGGTTCTGATGCTGAACGTGGTTCTTTTTTGCAGGATGTCCGAACTCAGTTTCTTGCAGTTGCAACGGATACATTCTATCTTGACAGAACTTCTTCAGATGCTCATACAGACCAACGTTCAGTTCACGAGTGACTTGATTGAAGAGTTTGATTTTGCCGTCCCATTTACGTGCCTTATACATCGGCATCCATTTGTAACCAGGAGCAAAGAATGAAAAGTATTCTCTCAATTCTGGTAACTGATGTATCTCACAATCAATGAGCATCATAGAGTGGTCTTTAAGACCAACAGTAATGGTATTAGGTAAAGTCATGCATCTATGTATGCCTTACATACCAGACTCAAATTGTCTCCAGCGAATCATGTTACCAATTGTCTGATGACGCCATGTAAGATTAGAGATAATCTGTTCTAAAGTCTCAATGACAGTTTTTAGATACTGTATACGCATCTCGGACTCCTGTATTTCTGGGTCACTATCATAGTAGTGTTCCATCTCACCCTTCAGAACTTTAAGTCCATTGAATGGGTCAGGATGCCAACCCTTTGTTTTGAGAGTATCTTCGTCCATCTTACCATTGTAGTAGAGCCACTTGTCTTTCAACAGAGACTTCTGTGCAAATTCTGCTTTCTTGAGACGAAGTTTTGTCAAAGCATGATACTCAAGATACTTCGAGTGCAACGCTGGAGTCACACGAGAAGTTTCATCGAGTTGATGCTTTGAGATTTCGGAGTCTTCTTTCCACTCCGCAAGGATGCTTTCTAAATCAATCATTATATAATTATATCAAACTTTACAGTAAAAGTCAAACAATTTCGAACTGAGAGAACCTGAATGATGCGTCAAATGTCAGGAATGTTGTATCACCTGCCGTTGACTGAAACTGAATACCGCCAAGATTTGTTGGCATACAATCTAGATAACGAATTTTCTTTGTTGTGTTGTTGTGACTAGAAAGAATAGACAATGTGATGTCAGCATATGTTGGCTTCTTGGTGCCTCTCTCACCAGCAGAAACAGCACCATCATTTACAATACGAACCATCCAATCATACATTTCTTGATAACCTTTCATATCTTCGTCAACAAGAAGTGTGAAAGATAGTTCAGTAAAAGTCATTTTGTCACCAGCAAGAGGGACAGACGTAATACGACGAACAGGAAGTTCTACGGGGTTGAGATTTGCACCAGGGTGCTGAACAGATTGAGCAAAGAACTCAAGATTTGGATACTTGGTTCTGTCAATCAACACTCTAAAGCCAGACGGCTGAAGATAGTTTATATTATCTGTCAACTCTTCATCAAGAACTTGTGTATTAATCTGCGTTGTATCAATGGGCATTTTAAACTCCTATAGTGCTATTTATAAGAGTTTTAATGACTATCGATATTCTGTGAAAGTTTTGTTATCACTTCCAGCCAGTATTTTCTTGCCCATACAGTGTTGGCGTTATTATACGCCTTCTCTGCATTCTTAATCAAACGAGGATAATCAAATAAACGAGGACAATTAGACATCAATCCGCCCCGATACAACTTTGTGCTTCACGACTTGAAACGTATCATCAGCATCAGTCTGCTTTGCAAACTTAGATGTTGCGATAACTTCACGAAGTTTTTCATCTGCTTGTTTCTGTGCAGACTCCATAGTGATTGCTTCGAAGCGTTTGGCTCCAATAGAACCATCTTTATAGGTTACTTCTAAATCAGCATAATACATATGTGTCATTGATAATCTCCAATCGCGTTAATTACTTCAATACCAAACTCTTCGACCAATGCCTCTACACGGGCATCACGGTCTTCTTTATAGGGGAAGTGGTAACCAGCCACTTCCCCGCCAGTCAGAGAGACATCGACTTCAACAAAATACTTTCCAAGTTTAGGCATTGATTACTGCTCCTTTACCAACCCAAGTGATTTCTTCGAACTTCTCTTCGTAAGTCCGACCGTCTACAGTGAACCCAACATCGTGTAGTTCAGTGAGAACAAACTTTACTGCTTCTTTTGCAGTCTCAAAGACGATAGTGTCTTTCGCTTTACCAGTGATATTTACTTCATATTTCATAACAAGTCCTTTCATTAACTTATATCTTACATTACGATATTCAACAGAGAATGTCAAGCGTTTTCTTCAATGTTTTCAATAATAACTTCTTCAACAAAACCCTTCTCGATGAAGTAGTCAGCCGCACCCTTGGCTTCTTGTTCGCTCTCAATTGCTTCGAACAAACCAGCAAGAATCCGACCACTCTTTTTCTCTTTTACCAAATACATAATCATTTCCTTTCTCTTGACTATATCTTACATTACGACATTATTCATACTTTGTCAAGTCTTTTTTTTAACTTTTTTTTATGTTGTTTTCTAAAATCACCCGATATTCTGCCTTTGTTTTTATGACAAGTCTCACATAATTCTGAGCAATTCTCAGGTGTATTATCATATAAATTACCATTAACATGGTCAACTTGTGTAAGACCTATTGCCCATGGTGCTTTGTCATAATCCATAGGACAGTTAAAACCTAGATGACCATCTGCATTTGAACATTTTCCAGTCTTAAAAGGAGTAACACCTTCCTTTAGTTCTACTGAAACATCATGACAATTTTTATGACACCTCCAGCAAAAAGGACGCCAACGAGAACCACCATTTGCTACAGGTTGATTACAACCATAGTTCAAGCAAGTAGGTCTATTATCATAGTCTAGTCCGTATGCCATTCTCTCTCTCTCTTTCTCTAAGTTATACTTTACATTACAACATCTAGAAGAGATTGTCAAGTCTTTTTTTCAAAAAAAGAATAAAAAAAAGAGAGAGTCCGAAGACTCTCTCTAAAAATTTGAGGTAGGTTAACCCTACTCTTATTTTTGTTACCCTTAGGTAAGAATGTTCTTAACACCAAATACACGGTAGTATTGGTTCTGTTTAACAGTACCGAGACCACCATTAGCAATAGCACCAGTAACGAATGGATTTGCAGCCATGCCGTAACGAGTTTTAAAGCCAATTTTTGGTTGGAATGAACTTTCTGAAACGGCTTTCACCATTTGCAGTGGAACATATGGGCAATAGAACACACCAGCGTCATATGCGTTTGTGCCTTTGTAACCAACAGTTACATAGTCAGTGTTTGCATATGGGTCGATGTATACGCGAGTGCGACCGTTAAGCACACCAGCGAAGGTGTTGCCTGTGTCGTCTACTTGCAGATTGCTTGACAATGCTGGGCTGTAGTCCAAAGAACCAGAAGCAGCCAGGGCTGTAGCAACGTCAGAAGAACACAGGATAAAGTTACCTTTACCGCGGCGTGTTTCTTTTGCAATTACGTTGGCTTCACGGTCGATTTGAACCGTCAGACCTTTAAACTTCTCAGCAGACCAACGACCATCAGCATCGCTTGACAGGTTAAAGATACCAGCTTGAGCAACGTTGCTTTGCTGGGCACCTGTTTTAGCTTGTGTGTTGACTGTGCGGACAACTTCACGGTTGATTTCAGCCAGAATCTCAGCAGACAAAATGTTTGCCAACTCAGTTTCAGCGTCCAGACCATGAATGGCTTTCAAGTCCTGAGCCAGTTCCAAGCTGTATTCTGCTTTCAGCGCACGGCTTTTGGCAGTTACAGTTTGACGCTCAATGGTGAAACCCATTTCGTTAAATGTAGAAGTTGTTGTGCCAAGTGCTTCGGCATCGGCTGTTGGCATTGCGCCAGCAAAGATGTCGGTTGTGCGGGCACCAGCAGAGTCAATACCATCGGAGTCATCGTTGAAGCCTGATGGATTGTCTGAGTCGTGGGTACCTGAACTGTCACCAGAGAACTGTGTCTCGGCTTCGTTGAACAGGGCTTCACGGTTCGAAGTTGAACCTGCACCGTAACGGGCTTTCATTGCAAAGATAAGTCCAGTTGGACCATTCATTGGCTGAACGCCGCAGATATCATATGCAAGCAGGTTTGGCATTGCACGACGAACCAGCGAAATCAATACTGGGTCGAAGTTAGTTACACCAGAGGTGTTGTTGCCAGGAGCGGCTTCAGTGATGAAGTTACCCATAGCGGCGGCATCTTCACGAAGAGCCTTTTCTTGGTTTTCGAGAATAGCGGCAGTTACTGCACGACGATGAGGGTCTTGAATTTGCTCACCTTCGTTCAATACTGGACTCCACTTTTCTACAAGTTGGTCATAAGATTGTTGCATTTTATTAATTCCTTATACTCTTGGAGCTGTTTTACGGATTGCTTGAATATATCTGTCCATGTCAGCAGAGACTTCAACTGTGTCATCCACATTTTCGCCATGAACTTCTTCTTCAGCGATTACTTTTTTACTGAAATATGATTCTTTGATAGTTGCAACTTTTTCAGCAAATTTTTCTTCGCTGTCAAAGTCCACATCTTCAACGAGTGACTTCAGTTTTTCTACTTGAGTGTCTGCAAGGTCACGAGACGCTTCACGAATAATCGATTCGCGTTTGTAATCTTCCAGTTGTTCGTTGGTGTCGATAATTTTCTGAGTTGTTTCGTTGAGTTTAGACTCAAGTTCTGCAACTGATTCAGAAAGTTCATCAACTAGGTCGACTTTGGATTCTGGAACCTCAATGTAAGACTCTGTAAACAGGTCTTTCAAATTAGTCATGAATGTCTCAGCGATTTCAGTGCGAAGACCGCTCTGAATAGCCAATTTATTCTCTTCCATCCAAGTCTCAACAACGTAGTTGAGGTAGCCGTCAACTTTTTCAATCATCTCAGATTTAGTTTCAGAGATTTCTTGAGCAAGTTCGTCTTTATACTGTTCTTCAAGACGCTCAACCTCTTCCGAGATTTTTGTCTTAACAGCAGTTTCAAACAATACAGCAGTTTTGGCTTTGAACTCATCGCTCAATGTAGCCTCAGACTCGACCAATGCATCAAGTTCGGCAGTAGTGTCAACACTGGTTTCAGCGATGACTTCATCTTCTTCCATGTCTACCGATTCGTTCTTTATGTATGAGTCATACACGCCTTGCATTTCTGCTTTAGACATACCACTCATTTTGGTGAACATTGCATTAATCATACCTGCTTTTGTTTTTGGTCTTTTCTCACCTTGATTGGCAACACCGCCTGGTGCTGGTGCTTGCTTAGTTGCACCAGCGGCTTTGTCTACAGAGGCAACGCTTTCTGGTTCGGTTACAGTTTTAACCGACTTAGCGTCACCACCTTTAGGCAGAGCGGCTGCTTCTTCAAGTGAGTCGTCTGTGTCGAGAGTTTCATCCACGATTTCCGTTGCTACTTCATCGTGGAGTTCTTCTTCGACTCTTACTTCTTCAGTCATATCAGACTCCTTACATACTAGATTTAAGTAACGAGAGGAAATTCTTGAACTCCCGAACACTCGTCTCATATAAGACGGGCTTCGGAGCGTGTTTAATTTCAGTCTCCATTTGTTCAATTACCTGAGCCTTCAGAACACCGTTATTCCAAACCCAATCGACACCTTCCATGATTCCATTAACAAATGCATCTGGTGCTGATGGGTCTTGCACGATGTCAATCGTGCTAAGAATAAAGTCGTCTTTGACGACCATTGCGCCGTTCTTCTGCTCAAGGCTACCCATACCACGAGTTGACACGCCTAGTTGAACGCCACCATCGAGAAGACCTTTCACAATCTTGCCCATAGGAGTATCCAGTATTTGTGCCTTTCCTACCACATCATTGCCCTCAAATTTGAGGTCAGTAATGAGGTGAGAAACTTTATCCAAGTTAACCGTAGGACCTTCAGGATGATTTAACTCACCCACGGCTCTCTTCTTGCTAACTTGTTCGGTAACGTATTTACCTACAGCTTTTTCCATAATAGCTTTAGGATACACACGACCGTTTCGATTCTTTGCGTCTGCTTGTGCAAAAACGCCTTCGATGACATAGTTCTTGTCACCGTTCTCTTTCTTTTCAATAAGACATTGAAGAGATTCGTTTTCTGTGTATTCAGTAATAAGTTTCATTATGTTAATTCCTTTATTACTTTCATAGCAGACCTTTCTGCATCTTTCTGTGATTTGAAAGCGTCCAGTCGGTCGCCATCAATATACACAACAAAAGGCAGAGTGCCCTTCTCCTTAGTGATTAGGACAGGGATTCTTTTGACCTTTTTATCGAAGACCACTTCACCTTTTGGTTTGCGACCCTTGAGTTCACTAAGAAGTTCTTTATATGTTTTCATAACTTTATTTATACAAATTTATTCTTTGACATGAAATTTATTATAGACCTATTAACTAACAATAGGACCCAGTGTCTAAATGGTTGATTTTACAACATTTCTTATTACTTTGTAACTACTTTGTAACT